GGGTAGGGGAGTATAGCAATTTTTACAATGTATATAGCAACATATACAATTTGCTGTGTGGTATAATATAGACAACGAAAAAACACAGAAAGTAGGGTTGACGAATGAACAGCTTATTCAATTCTGTATTAGAAACTGCCTCTTTGTTTAAAAACTGTGATGGCTATTCGCAAAGTGCAATATTAAAAGAGGAATGCGCAGAACTAGTTGTAGCTTTATCGCATTTCGACAGAAATAGAGAGGGGTCTTTTAATGAGATGTTAGAGGAATTATCGCATGTTCTAATATCCTGTTTTGCATTTATAATTTGTGCAAATATTAAAGAGGAGGATCTTATAGCGGAAGTAAATAAAAAATACAATAAGTATCATTTTTTGAAAAGCGAGGTGAAAACCCATGAAAGAAAAAATTAAGATTACAATCACTTTAACCGATGATGACATCGTTTTGTATGGTGAGAATACGCAAGACTTGACCGAAGATGACATCATTGACATCAACAAGATGCTAGCCAGTCTCGCTAAGACTCCAAGTATTTTACAGGAAGGATACCCAACAAATGAAAAAAGAAGTCGTGATTAAAATTACTTTGACCGATGATAACATTACTCTTGATGGTCAGAACTTGCCAGAACTGACCGAGAATGACATTATTGATAGTATCAAGGTGCTTGTCACTCTTGCCAAGACTATGAATCTTATATGGGAAGGAGACTCAACAGATGGAAATGCGTAAATTCGTCATCGAGATTCACCCCGACGGCACGTTGACGTGCTGCGAGTATGAGGACCCTAAAGAATCCTTCCGGGCCGCAACTGAACGCGCGTGGCTGGCCGGTTATCGGCAAGCACTCAAGCATTGCGACGAGCAGGTGGACACGCTTAAGGGTTACAAAGGCACTTGCCAATCATCCGCTCTCATGTACCAGGGGGCCGAATCCGTTCGCTATGTGGTGTTATCGGCCTATCGTAAATACCTTAACACAAAAAAAATAAGTCGAAACGGCCCTCGGGCCGTCTACCGGGACCGCCCGCCCGGTATTGATAAGACAGGGTTCATACTGAAAGGAGTTTTGTATTATGTCCGAAGCAATGATGAAGTCCGAAAACAATGGTGCTATGATGGTGTCCGATGTAATGAACACCGGCGTCGGGTATACAGACATGAATCTTTCTGACCGCTCGGCTGCGGTTGCATTCTACAATGCGACGAGCAACCCCGCCAACAAGCTGAAGGAGCATGTCAACGAGGTTCTGTCGCTGGTGCATGTCTCTGTGGAGTGCGTTGAGGTCAGCAAGGACGAGGTCCCCGAGGGCAAAACGATTGCCCCGCGGGTGGTCCTCATTACCGATGACGGGCAGTCGTATTCCTGTGTCTCCGTTGGCGTGTATCAGTCTTTGAAGCGTATGTTTACGCTGCTCGGAACCCCTGACACATGGACGGAGCCGGTGAAGATCAAGCCTGTTCTTATCAGCACCAAAAAAGGTCAGGTTTTGTCTTTGAATCTGGTTTAACCTGTGGCCGCCGCACATGCGGCGGCCTTATTTATTATAGGAGGCCACCATGAATAGTAAAGATAATAGAGTATCCTTGATGAATTGCGACGACTCCCTGATATATCTTGCATCTGCCCTTGTATACAGCGGAGTCACAAATAAAGATGTTAATTTTTTCCGTTCCGAATGGGCGAAAATCATCTTTAATGGTCTGGGCATCGAAGCAGACCCTCTGGACTGGTATTATATGATTTTAGATAGAAAGGAGCGCAAGAAACATGGCATCAGGCGCAGCTAAAGCAAGAGCAACCCTTAAATACAGTCCAGAGCTATACACCCCGTACGCTTTGGAGTCGTGGCCCGATAGACAGATGCGCAAAGAATACACTCGATTGCGTGACATTGCACAAAAACGTATTAAGCGCTTATCAAAAGACCCCATCAGCGGCACCAGCGATGTTTATAAAGAATTTGCCGGGGGGTTCCCAACTCTAAAGGCGATGCGCGGAGACCGCAAAGCATTGGAGCAAGCCCTTGCAGATGTAGCGCGGTTTGTTCGCTCTAAAGGCTCTACCGTTGGTGGGGCGCATGCAGAATTTGAGCAAAAAATGAAAGTCGGCGGTATTGATATAGCCGACGTTCCCGAGGATCAATATACATCCTTGTCCGAGTGGTGGGAGATCGTTAAAGCGTCGGGCGTGTATTACTATCCGTCTGACCAACCAGTCATGTACTGGCGCGAGAAAGGCGGTTACAACATCAGTATTGACGATTTTGTAAAGTGGCATCAAGGTGTGGTTAACTATGGCAAAGAGTGGGACTATAGCGAGGGGAGCAGTTCTGCCGACCTGCGAGGAGGTTTTGGAGGAGGCTTGTAATTACAATCCGGTTCCCTGGCTCATGGAGCACCTGGACAGAAAGCACACTAAAGGCAAGAAGCGCAAAACAAACAAAAAACGATTGTATGTGGATATGCCTTGTGCATTTGATATTGAGACTAGTCGAGTATGTATTGACGCCGACGACAACCCCCACACCATTATGTATATATGGCAATGTCAACTTGGTTTGGATATTACCATAATCGGCAGAACGTGGGATGAGTGGTTGAATTTTACAGGTGCGATCAGTGACTACTTGCAAGCTAACAGCGGCCCGCAGGGTGACTGGTTTCTGTGTATGTATGTCCATAATCTTGCCCATGAATTCCAATATCTGTCGGGCGTTTTGGATTTTGGCCCGGGTGATGTGTTTGCCAGCAAGCCGCGCAGGGTATTAAAATGCGACAACCGCGCTATTGAGTACCGATGCAGTATGAGACACAGTAACTTGTCCCTTGATGCTTGGGGCAAGCAGCTGGGTGCCCCACATGCCAAATTAACAGGCGCTCTAGATTATTCAAAAGTGCGGTATCCTTGGACTCCCTTAACATCTACAGAATTAGCGTATTGCATCAACGATGTTCGGTGCATTGTGGAGTGCCTGTTAATCGAGATGAAGCGAGACGGGGACGACCTGTATACATTACCATTGACGCGCACCGGCTATGTTAGACGGATGGCCCGTGAAGCTATGTACAAATGGGGTATTAAACGGGTTAAGCGTTTATTGCCGTCGTGGGAATTGTACCAAATGCTGCGGGAGGCATTCCGAGGCGGTGACACGCACGCCAACCGCTATTATGTGGGTATGCACCTAGAAAACGTCGGATCTGTGGATATGTCGAGCGCATACCCCGCAGTGCAATGCGAATGTTATTTCCCAATGTCTCCCTTTAGGCAGGAGCAGGCCACTGTCGAGCGGCTAATGCAATGTATGAGACACGGCAAGGCGTGCCTCATGCGCTTGCAAGTAAAAGGTTTGCGCCAACGTTTCAAGTGGTGGGGTTTTCCCTATATCCCCCTTGCAAAGGTTCGGCACTGTGAAGGATACATTAACGACAATGGCCGCTTGCTGTCTGCCGATCATTTTGAAATCACCATTACAGATATAGATTTTAGAATCATTGCCAAAGAGTATGATTGGGACGCCCTTAACGTTCTGGACCTTTACACGTCTGATTATGGCAAATTGCCTAAACCGTTGACGGATTGTGTAAAAGAGAGTTACACCGGCAAGACATCCCTTAAAGGTGTAGCCGGTCAAGATTTGTATTATGTTAAGGCCAAGGGCGATCTTAACAGCTATTACGGTATGACCGCGCAGGACCCCTTGCAGCTGGACACACTTTTTGACGAGGACGACTCCGACAATCTTTGGAGCGAATGCACCGACGACCCAGAGGGCAGTTATAACGAGCACCGCCCCCATTTGTTTCTACCGTACCAATGGGGCGTATGGACTACTGCCCATACTCGCAAGCGCCTAAAAATAGCGCAATGGGCAGCTGGCAAGAATGGCGTGTACTGCGACACTGACAGTGTCAAATATATGGGAAATATTGATTTGTCGGGCTTTAACAAAGCCGTAAAGCAGCTCGCAAAAGATAACGGCGCTTGTGCTACAGACCCAAAAGGCAACACTCATTATATGGGCGTATACGAGCAGGAGCGCAGCTATGCGGAGTTTATGACGTGGGGCGCAAAAAAATACGCAACTACCTATAAAAAGGGTGGGCCGATCACTACTACCATAGCAGGAGTTAGCAAGCGGAAAGGCGGTTTGGAGCTGGCCCTGTGGGGTGGTTTTGAGGTGTTCAAGCCCGGGTTTACTTTTTGTTTGGCGGCAGGAAATCAGGTTATTTATAATGATCGCCCCAAGGTGCCCGATTTTGTGGTTGACGGGCATACGGTACACATAACAAGAAACCTGTGTATTTGTGATAATACCTATACGTTGGGTATTACTGACGAATACGCAAAGATATTAGGGTACAAGATTATGGAGGTTATCTGATGATTAAACTGTACACCGATGATGGTTGGCCGAACTTTTCCGAAAAGGACGGCATCTTGTCAACTGGGGCACCCATCATTTTTATATGGGGCGGGCGTGGTACCGGAAAGACCTACGGAGCATTAAAGCACGTACACCAGACCGAGGAGGAATTTCTGTATCTGCGCCGCACGCCGCAGCAAGCGGAACTTATTTGCGCGTCGCCTAGTATGTGGCCATGGTCTCCGTTGAATGATGATTTACAAACACATTACGCCCCGTTTAAAATACCTAAAATAGCGGGACTGTATGAAGTAGGCAACGCAGGGGCCTACACTGATACAGGGTCTCCCATAAAACCGGCCCAAATGGCCGGAGTTGTGGGAAGTGTCGTCACATTGGCCAGGACCCGCGGTTTTTCAAGCCCCCATACCAATATAATTATTTTGGATGAATACCAGAAAGAAGAGTCCGACTACTATCGGCGAGGCGAGGGCGTGGGCCTTGCTAACATATATGAAACGGTAAACCGTAACCGCGAATTAAAGGGGCAAAAGCCCCTGACGCTGTTATGTATGTCGAACGCTGTTGGCATGGCAAACCCCTATTATATGCAGTGGGAGATCACCGATACAGTAGAAAAGATGATCGGGAAGAAAGAGCGCGTGAAGCTGCTGGCCGATAAAGGCATTTTGCTGATTGATCTTGTGGACAGCCCTATTGCAAAAGAGAAAGCAACTACGGCTCTCTATAGGTCCATGACCGGCACAGACTTTTACAGATCAGCTATCGAAAACCAGTATAGCGCGGAAGAAAAGAGTTTGGTTGTGTCCCGGCCCCTCCGAGAATACTACCCGCTTGTACAAATCGGGCGATGCTGCATCTACGAGCACAAGAGCAAGCCGCTATACTATGTTTGTCGTCACAGGTCGGGCGAGATGCCCATGTATGGAACCGGCGACTATGAGCGAAAACGATTTAGGGCCGCGTATGGTTATATTTGGCCCGCGTACTTGCAGCGGCAACTTGAATTTGAGCGGTACTCGGATGAAATTTTCTTCCGCGAGTATTGCGGTACTTGACTTTTTTGCGCAGTCAGTATATATTAAAGATAATCCCCGGTGCCCACAGGCAGCCCCCAGAAGGGGCGGGCAAGCGTCAGCCAGCGCAAGAACCGGGGATTTATTTGGATCTGTATGGGGAGGTGTACAAAATGGATGCTAATAGTATGATTCAGGCTATTTCTAACGTGGGTTTTCCCATTGCCGCGTTCTTGCTGATGTGGTATCAGTGCAACACCGTGGTTAAGGAGAATACTGCGGCTATTACCGAAATGCGGCTCGCTCTGGACGAGATCAAGGAGGAGAGCTGACCATGGGTTGTTATATCATTTTTGCCCAATCTATCACAAACGCACGCGCGTACCTGCTGGCTGATTTGTGCGCTCGTTTGGATGTCCCCTATTATAGCGACTGGGCCGACGCCGACCACATACGGCAGTGCTGCGCAGTGGGCCCAGTCACCAAAGGAGACAAAGACCTTGTCGTTAAGTGTCTGGGACATGACACATATGTTGTAATGGAGGCAACTAAAGTTGAAAATCAGTGAAAAAGCGGCCCTCGCAATGGCCGGATACACCAAAGCAGAAATTGAAGCTATGGAGCAGCCCGCGCCGCAGCCCGTCCCGCAGCCCGTGCCGCAGCCCGTGCCGCAGTACGATGGCCTTGAGACCCTTTTGCAGCAGCTTTTGCAGGGTCAGCAGACCACCGCGCAGGCAATGCAGACCATGACCCAGACGTTACAGGCGAACGCGCTGGGCCTTGGCATCCAGCAGCAGCCGACGGCAGATGCCGCCACTGTGACAGCCCGAATTATCGACCCCACCTATGGAAAGGAAGTGAAGTGATATGCCCCTTGGCATGGATTTTGCGGACATTGCCGCCATTTTGACCGAGATCAATAAGATGGCCACCGGCCAGGGACCGACGTCGCCCATCGTAGATACGTCTAGCTTTGTGTCTGTTGCACAGGCTACGTTGCTGACCGGCCCCGACAATTACACCAAAGCGATTAGCCAGGTGTTGGGACGTACCATTTTTGCCGTCCGCCCCTACGATGCCCCGCTGAAGCGCTTGCAGGTCACGGGCGACGACTGGTCAAACCATGTTAGGAAGATCAATTTCTGTGACACTGACCCCGTCACCGACAGGGCGTGGGAGCTGGAGGACGGCCAGAGCGTGGACATGTACGAAGTCCACAAGCCCAAAGTCCTCCAGACGAACTACTACGGCCAGACCAATTATAGCCGCGTGTACACGCAAGCTGATACCCAGATGGAGGCAGCATTCAAGGGGCCCGAGGAACTGGCGCAGTTCTGGTCGTCCTTCGTGCTTCACCTGTCGAACCAGATCGAGGCTGACCGGCGCAACCTTGCCAACAACCTGATGGCCAACCATCTGACCGGCATGACTGTGACCAGCCCCAACAGCGTCGTATATCTGCTTGATGAGTATAACGCCCAGCAGGGCACCAAGCTGACGGTGCCGGACGTCTACAAAGAAGCGAACTTCCCGGGGTTCGCAAAGTACGCTTATGGCCGTATCAACGATATTTCCCGCCTGATGAAAGAGCGCTCCATCAATTGGCACCAGAATTGGAAGATCGGCAGCACGACGTACAACATTATGCGGCACACACCGTATGACAGACAGCACCTCTACCTGTACAGCGGCACGCAGAGTCAGATCGACGCCCGCGTGATTCCCGAGGTGTTCCATGACAACATGCTGAAGTACCGCGACGCCGAGCAGGTCACGTTCTGGCAAAACATCGACAAGCGCGAGACCATTTCCGCAACGCCTGTTGTGACCACTGGCACCGGTGTGGCATCCAAGAATACCGCGGTGCAGCTGTCGAATGTGTTTGGGTGTCTGCTGGACTGGGATGCCATCGGCTACACTCCGAAGCTGTCTCGCGTGGTCCCTACCCCCATGAACGCCCGCGGCCTGTATACGAATTTCTGGTACCACTACGGTTGGTCGTGGTACGATGACTTCACCGAGAACGCCGTTCTGTTCCTGATGACCAAAGGAGACGTCACCGCGCCCAGCTCGGGCAAAGCGGCCGGAGCCTCCACCCTTAAAACCACCACCCATAAGGATGAGGACCCTTCTAAGTCCTGACCAATACCGGCGGGCATCTGCCCGCCGGTTATTTTATAGGAGGTGCAAAATGCAAGCTACCTTTTATCAGTTTGCAAAGCGCACAAACAGCACAAAGCTGCCCAGCGGTGGGCAGGGGTTTGGAATTGACCTTAAAGCCCCTTGTAATATCATTGACCCCGAGATCAAAATTGCAACACAGAGCGACCCCACCGGGTACAATTATTGTTACCTTCCCACGTTCAGCCGGTATTACTGGGTGAAGAACTGGACATATTCGGACGGGCTTTGGAATGCGTCGCTGACTGTTGACACTCTTGCCAGCTACCGGGAACAGATCGGCAATAGTACGGAGTATGTCACAAGATCGTCGGCGCAGTATGATGGTACAATTTCAGATGGACTCTACCCGGCATCGGCTAAAGTGCAAAGTGTAACAACCGCTTTTCAAGGTGGCTTTGCGGAAACAATTAGCGGGGGATTCTTTGTTATTGGGTTTATAGCTAAAGCCGCAAACTCCATTGGGGCTATTACATATGCAGTAATGACCCCTACAAATGCCAAAAAACTATCTGCAAAATTGCTGACTGATGTGTCCTACCTTAGTATTGACAATTCAGAAATTAGCGACAATTTAACAAAGGTTCTTTTTAATCCCTATCAGTATATCGTAAGTTGCAATTACTTTCCATTTGACATCGCCGAACTCGCCGCACATTTACCGCTTGTTTCAAGTGTAGATGTCGGGTGGTGGTCGGTAGACGTTCCATGTTGGATTTTGGGAGAAGATAATAACAAATTAACAAAATCGGTGAGCGTGAGTATCCCGAAGCACCCTCAAGCGGCAAGCCGCGGAGGGTATTGTAATGCCTCCCCCTACACGGACTACACTATCTTCTTGCAGCCCTTTGGAGTAATACCTCTTGACGCATCTAAACTGTGGGGCGCTGTCACCTTATCTATACAATATATGGTTGACCTTTTTACCGGCGACAGTATTTTACGTATATTCACCAACGCAAATCAGTTAGTACACGAAACGACAGCAAAATTAGGTGTTTCTATTCAACTATCTAATATTACTTTTGACATCCCATCAGGTACCAACGGACTGCTTCAAACCGGTATTGCTGCTGCGTTTGGAGGTCTACAGGCCGCGTTATCCGGTGGTTCTATTTCTGACGTTGGAAATGGTATTTTAAATGCTGCACAGGCAACTAATGCAGATGTAGCGAGCAAGGGCGCAACGGGGTCCACAATAGCTTTTGATACAATCCCTTATATAGTTGCCCGTTTTAAAATTCTTGTGGACGACAACAACGAGGACCACGGCAGGCCCCTTTGCCAGCGCGTCCAGCTGTTCAGTATCCCGGGGTTCATTATGGTAGATGACCCCGACATTGCATTAACCGCAACAGCCGCCGAGATTGACAGCGTTAAAAGCTATATGAAAAATGGATTCTTTTTAGAGTAGGAGGCGTAAACAATGGCAGTATACAAACAGTGTATTACTGACGTGTCGCCGATCAGAGTCACCGCCGGGTATCCGGCATACTCTGACGGTAGCCCCCACAGGGGCATTGACACAGTCCACGGAGATCATAAAGCCTATGCGCCCGAGTCTGGCGTTGTGGTCGTGGCTCAACACTGGAATGGCAGCACCTCGGGCGATCAGTCGTGGGGCAACATGATTAAAGTACGGATGACCGACGGCACGACATGGCGGGCCGCGCACTTTGCCTCGCAAATTTGGAACGTGGGTGACACCATTTCCAAGGGGCAATTCATCGGCACACAGGGCGAGACCGGCAACGCCACAGGCATCCACACACATTGGGAATATGCCGATGCCGCCGGAAACCTAAGGGACCCGTCCAACATTATCAGGATCCCGAATCAGGTGGGGGCATGGGACGTAGAGTGGGACTCGGGCGGGGGCCCGGGCCCGGGTCCCGGGCCGTGGCCTACTGGCAAATTGCCGGTATGGTTGCTGTTTAAAATGGCGAAGGGAGGTCATCTGTTGTGAGTGCTCCATACAGCTACGAGCAAATTAACGCCCATGTGTCGCCGGTGACTCCCTCTGTGATGCACACAAAAGGAAATAGCCTATCCTATTATTTCCGCAAGTATCTGTTTCTTGAGGCCGTGTCTATGGTCCGATGGACATTGCCCGAAACATGGCCCAGTAACCGCTTGCAGTATCTTGTCTTTGGCTCGGGTGGTGTTACGGTGTTTAAAACTGACCGTTATGGCCTGGTATATGACAGAATGGGACTGACCGGCATTAACATTTTTTACAATCCCACCCACTCCATCATTGCAAACCCTTTTATCAAAGGGTCCCCATATTTGCAGATCGGAAAGCAATGTGAGATCATCAATTTACAGCCCGATTACCGCGGGATGGTTGATATTGTGGCATATTACGGGGACATGATGGCCCTTGCCGCCCAGACCATCCAGAGCAATTTAATCAATAGCCGCCTTGCCTACGTGTTCGCGGCAGGCAACAAAGCGGGTGCGGAATCTTTCAAAAAGATGTTTGACGCGATTATGCAGGGTAACCCCGCAGTTTTTGTTGATGCCTCTTTGCTCAAAGCGCCCAAGAATGGGGCATCCGGGCAAGCCCCGTGGATGCATTTTGCAACTGACCTCAAAGGGAATTTCATCACCAACGAACTGTTAACAGCCCTTAAAACCATTAAAGCGCTGTTTGATACTGAAGTAGGCATTCCGAACACCAATACCAGCAAAAAGGAGCGGATGTTGACCGACGAAGTCAATTCTAACAACGTTGAGACAGCCGCAAAAGCGTCGCTCTGGTTGGATAGCTTGCAGCGTGGTTGCGAACGGGTCCACAAACTGTTTGGAATTGATAAGTCTAGTTTGTGGGTCGATTGGAGGTTCCCGCCCGATACTAATACGCAGGAGGTGAGCAACAATGCACTCAACCTTGAGCTTTAACGGGTTATTGGCAGGATACCCGGAGCTGTTCGACGATTTGAAAGTCCCTGACAGTGTATCTAAAGAAACTGTCTGCAATCAGTTACTATTTGATACGCTTGAATTGGAAGTGCTGTATGCGGATGGCCCCACAATGCGCAGGGCGCTGGGCGTATATTCGGAAACAATGCTTCCGAGCTGGACCCGGTACGCTGACGCACTGGGCCTTGAATACGACGCGTTGGCGTCCGATGACCGAACCAGAACCACCGACCATGCAGGAACCAGCGGCGGCACAATTAACCGCACTAACGGCGTAAAGGGAACGACCACCCGAGCGCCCAACCTAACAACCACTGGCCAGAATAACGGCAGTGACAGCACCTCCCGGGAAGTTACGGGGTTCGACAGTGGAACCTTGCAAACCGCTGAAAAGACTACTACGGCCCTCGGTACTGGGAACACCATTACCAGCAGCGGCACGGACACCACCACCACCGATCAGACAACCACCGATAACAACACCTCGGAGTTGCACAACGCCTATAATGGCACCGTGACCGAGAAGGGCCGGGCAGGACGAGACCCGCAAGACCTTATTGCAAAAGAACTGTCTCTCGCAATGGAGAATACCGTTCATAAAATCGTTACGGACATCCGGGCAAACTTTTGTTTGCTGGTATATTAAGGAGATGCGATTATGAGTATCAATCCTATTCACAGAGCACCCTACACAAATTTCCATGACCTCAACCTGGATTGGATTATTGAGGTGCTGAACGAGTTTAATACCAAACTGACAAACTTTGTCAGTCTGGCTACAATCAAGTATGCGGACCCCATCCAGTGGGACATTACTAGCCAGTATGAAGCAAACACCGTGGTTGTGGACAGCCACGGCAACGCGTATCTTTCCGTGCAGCCGGTGCCGTCCGGTGTTTCTCTGGACCGTACGGAGTTCTGGACAAAAATTGGCAATTTCGACGAACTCTGGGCCGATGTGAAAAAAGCCATAACCCCCAAAGATGAGGGGCACAGCCCCACCGCTACAGCCAATAGAGCTGTAAACGATCTTGTCTGGGTCAACGGGGCGTTGGTACGTGTCACTAGAGCAATGATAGCCGGTGATGCCTATGTACCCGGATCCAACTGCGTGAGCAGCTCCACAAATGAAGTTTTGCATTACCTTACTACCGCGCTCAATGAGGGCTTAAGCGCAGAGCAAACGGCCCGGGAGGATGCCGACAACCAGCTTCAGACGGCTATCGCCGCAGAGCAAACGGCCCGGGAGGATGCCGACAACCAGCTTCAGACGGCTATCGCCGCAGAGCAAACGGCCCGGGAGGATGC